TCAGCCACAGGCTACCAAGGTGCAGCATCAGCCACAGGTGACCAAGGTGCAGCATCAGCCACAGGTGACCAAGGTGCAGCATCAGCCACAGGCTACCAAGGTGCAGCATCAGCCACAGGCTACCAAGGTGCAGCATCAGCCACAGGTGACCAAGGTGCAGCATTAGCCACAGGCTACCAAGGTGCAGCATCAGCCACCGGCAAGGATAGCATTGCTCTTGCTGCCGGATACGGATGTAAGGCTAAGGGAGCTATAGGTTGCTGGATAGTCCTCGCAGAACGTGGAGAATGGAACGGTGATACCTACCCGATTAAGGAGGTCAAGGCGTTTGAAGTTGACGGGGAAAAGGTTAAGGCTGACACATGGTATATGCTAGTCAATGGAGAGCTTAAGGAGGTTTAGCGGAAGTAATTAATTAAAAAACAATAAAAGAATGATTGAAACAAAGGTCATATTAGACGCCTGCTGTGGCAGTAGGATGTTTTGGTTTGACAAACATAATCCTCTTGTCTTATTCGTTGATAAGAGATCGGAGGTAGTAACTGCCAAGGACAGGGATAAAATCAGAACCATAGAGATAAAACCGGATATAATAGCCGATTTCACCCACTTGCCGTTTGAGGACAATTCTTTTTACATGGTGGTGTTTGATCCGCCACATTTGAAAACACTTGGCGAAACCTCATGGATGGCTAAGAAGTACGGGAAACTACCGAAAGACTGGCAGTCACTCATACACGATGGATTTACTGAGTGTATGCGCGTCTTGAAGCCTAACGGCACGCTTGTATTCAAATGGAACGAGAGTCAGATAAAAGCTGCGGAAGTTTTGTCTGTTATTCCGTTCAAACCGTTGTTTGGCCATACTACCGGAAGGCAGAGCAAAACAATATGGATGTGTTTTATGAAGCTATCAAATGACGCATAACAGATCAGATATGAAACAGACAACCATTCTCGAATTTAAATATTGGCTCCGGATACATGGCTACCGATTAAAGTGGTTCGGTACTGGAACAAAAAAACAATCCAATCAAGATTAAATCAAGGGGAAAAAGAAATAAATAATCATGAATAATGATCGTCAAAAAATATTAGCTGATTACGTCTCTTACTTGTTTACAACAAGAAGGACCTATGATACCATCGGTAAATACATCAAGTATGTAACTGATTTTCTTGAAAGTGCTGAAGATATTAATCGTCGTAGTTATATGGCTTATAAGCGTGAGAATGCCAATATTGGGGCACGTTATCCATTGATGAGTGAAGCCATTTGTGATTTATTACACCATCTTAAAATCGGATATAACCGTAAGGACCAGAAGATAAAGACATTAGAAAGGCTTGATGCCATTTCGGAGAAGAATAGAAGACTATTGAATGATTTTATTGTATGGTTGACTGATAGTAATGATTATTCACCGCATACAGTGGATATTTATCATACATCTATGAAGCAATTTTTTGCATACGCCAACGTTATAAACATGGAAAACTGCAAGAGGTTTATACGGACTTTAGAAGAGAAATCATTATCCCCACAGACCATCCGTCTACGTATTACCGCTTTGGAAAAATTTTCAAAATGGATGAAAAAGCCGATAGAGCTTAAGCGACCTAAGCTTAAGCGCAAACTTGATGTAAACAATGTCCCGACTGAAGATGAGTATAACAGGTTATTGAACTATCTTAAGGAGAAAAGCAATAAGGATTACTATTTCTTTGTTAAAGTTTTGGGAACAACGGGTGCTCGCCTGTCAGAATTCCAGCAGTTCACATGGGAAGATATCATATCCGGGGAAGTGACATTAAGAGGAAAGGGTAACAAGTACAGACGTTTTTTCTTTCAAAAGCAATTGCAGCAGGAAGCGAAGGCTTATGCTAAGGAACATGGTAAGACTGGGATTTTTGCGGTAGGGAGATTCGGACCGATTACACAGCGGGGCTTTTCCCAAAACTTGAAAGCATGGGGGAAACATTGCGGCATTGATTCAAAGAAGATGCACGCACACGCCTTTCGCCATTTTTTCGCTAAGATGTTCCTGAAAAAAAACAAAGATGTAATTCAACTCGCTGACCTTTTAGGCCATGGGAGTGTAGACACAACTAGAATTTATTTACAGAAAAGTTATGACGAACAAAAAAAAGATTTTAATCGAAACGTTACATGGTAGTGTAGCACAGCTCAATGAGCTGTCAGCTATGACCGAAGGGATAGACATCTATGATGCTACCGGGCATGTTGATACAAATTTTCTTATAGAGACGCTATCTTGCGTCGATGCCTTCATGGGCGCAAGCAACATAATTGTCCAAAGGATATCTTCGTTGCTAGCTCCGGATGTCTCAATAAGCAAAAAAAAGGAGCAGGCTGATGAAGGTAAGAAATGGAGTGTGGAAGAGATATTGAAACATTGTACTCTTGAGAACAATATCCTCAAACTTCCTAAGGTTCAATTCAATAAAAAAACTTATGCCGAAGCAAAGAAGTGGATAGAAGAAGCTGGCGGCTCATGGCAAGGTGGGAAGATACAGGGTTTCACATTCCCGTTTAATCCGGAACGTGTGTTTTCCATACTGAAAGAGGGTAAACGGTGTAACCTACAACAGGATTACCAATTCTTTGAAACTCCGGCCGATGTTGCTGACTGGCTGGTTATGCTTGCCGGAGGGATACATGAGGATGATACGGTACTGGAGCCGAGTGCCGGGCGTGGCGCGATTATAAAAGCAATCCACCGGGCTTGTCCTTCTGTAATGGTTGAATGTTATGAGCTGATGCCGGAAAACAGAGAATTTCTTCATACCCTTAGCAACGTAATATTGCTTGATGAAGATTTTACCAAGGACAGTGTAGGTAGTTATACTAAGATAATTGCAAATCCTCCGTTTTGCGGTAATCAGGATATAGAGCATGTCAAGCTTATGTATGAACGTTTGGAAGAAGGCGGTACGCTTGCAGCAATAACCAGCCAACACTGGAGATTCGCTTCGGAAAAGAAATGTATTGATTTCCGCAACTGGCTGAAAGAAGTACATGGAGAGGTGTTTGAAATCAGCGCAGGCGAGTTTAAAGAGAGTGGCACATCTATTAGTACAATGGCGGTAGTTATAAAAAAATAATTCAAATCAGATAAGAAATGAAGATAATAGCAAAACAAGGTTCAGAGCTTGAGAAGCTACTGAAACAAATGAATGAACAGCTTATGCGCGAACAAAACGAAGCTAAAGATATGATTCAAGAATATTGTGGTTCAAGACCGGATAGCCTCGGATATGGATGGGCATTTGGAATAACCGCTGAGTGGCTTTATACTCTTATTGGATTTGATGATAAGGAGTTTGTTCCTGAGAAACTGATTCCGAATAATGATGATAAGAAGCATCCGTGTTGGAAAATCAATAAACGAAAGAAAGAAGGTCATGAATTCATTGATAGATGGCGTAGAAAGTTTCGAGGTATAGATGGTAGGCCACTTAATAAATTTGGGATTCCGGTAATGCATGAAGAAACAGGACGCTACTTCCATTGGCTCCCGCTTGAAAAAGATGGTATCTATTATGTCTCAGTAGGTTCTTCTCTTCTTGATTGTATGCCATCGGCAAAAAGTGAGCAGTTTGAGATAGAGGTTTAACGTATAACAAAGGAGATATGAAACAGAAGTTAGAAGAAGCAGTAAGAGAATATGCAGAATCAGTAATTGATTCATTCGGAACAAACGGAGTTCCAAATGGCGTTTCCGATATTAAGGAAATGATTGCTCTTGGTTTTGAAAATGGCACATCATGGCTTTCAAGCCAGATTAAATCTATCATCCTGGATGATACGTTGACAGATGGGGAAGTTATAGATAACATTAGTGAGCTGTTATTAGGCATTACCCATTGGATGCCGATCCCCTCTTTCGATGAGATACTCGAAGCCAACAAGGATGTACTGGAACGGATTAAGGAGAAAGGAGATTAAATAATGAGGTTTATATTAATTATACTTATGACAATCATGATGTTGTCTTGTGAAGGTGATATAGAACATAGGTTAAAAGGCGGAATGATGATTACTGTTAAGGGAGACACCATAAAGTTTTATGGAGGAACGTTGACTTATAAATACTTTGGCAAAAGAGATATCAGGAGTGTTGTAATTAATGAATAAAAATATAAAGGAAATTGATTATGAAAGATAAATCGAAATTAAAACATATAAGTATCCAATCTAAGGTGTCTCCTGAAGCGGCTGCATGTTTGGATGATATTGTCAAAAAGTATAAGTTTAAAAGTAGATATGAGGTGATGCAATATCTACTCACTGCGTTTTTGTCATATGTCAATCCTGATTACGGTGTGTCGGAAGATATAGATATATCATATGTGAGTGAATTGTCAAAAGTCTTTGAAGATTTTGAAAACAAAAAGAACAGAGTCATATCAACGAAGCCAAGAGGCAGGAAGTCATTAAGGATGGTAGGCTCGATATATATATTTAGCGAAATCGGTAAAAAAGGATATGTGGCAAGGAATATTAAGATAAACGGGGATGATATACATACCAACTCAAGGAATAGCGCATCATTGGAAACAGTGGTAAGACTCCTTTTCCCGTCTATAGCATCCCGATTAGACGGTATTGGCCGTACTATAGGAGAGTGTAGATATGAGGATATCATATCAGACTTGATAGAGCAATGCGGGATAACAGGTGAAGACAAATTACATAATGAGATTAGCAATGAGCTGAATCACATATCGCCAAGGATTGAATATGGTGTGGTCCCTAAAAAAACAAGAAGTAAAAGTGTTGATGATGAGCAAGGATTATAATTATAATAAGATGATCCAGTCAAGAGATTGGCTCATCTTGAGGAAGAAGAAGATTGGGAATAGCCCATTTTGCGAAGAGTGTTTTTCAAAGGGGATTATAACTCCTGTGTCTGAGGTTCATCATGTTGTCCCTGTCGAGAGCGGAAGCAATGTGGAGGACATGAGACGATTGATGTTTGATTATAATAATTTGAAATCGCTGTGTCATGAGTGTCATACAAACATTCATGCCATGATGCATTCGCATTCGAAAGAATATATTAAAGAACGCTCAAGGAAGGACGCAGAACGATTTGCAAAAAAATATTTTGAATGACCGAGGGGGGGGAGTTTTTTTTAAAGCCCCTACTTTTCTCAAATCCTCTACTCCTACCCAGAGAGATTTTTAGGATTCTGCGTTTTTTCTGTGGGGGTAAAATAGGGATTGCAAAATACGGGTCGGAATCAGCAAAAGTAGGTAGTCTTAAAATATTTAACTATATGGCTAAAAAAAAAGCGAATAACGAAATCGATAGTTTAAAAAGGTATATAAGGGGCATTCTCCAGGAGCGGGATAAATACTCAAAAGAAATGAGCTATCAGATAGAACTACTTGCTTCTGATCTTTTGGTTTTTCGTAGGATTCGCGATGAGGCTCTTAAGGAAGAAACTACTTTAACTGTTATTGAAAAAAGTAGGGAAAATTGTGACCGGGTGAAGGAAAACCCGGTGTTCATTTTGATGGCGAGATATGCCGATAGGGTTAGGAAAGATCTAAGATCGTTGATGATGAATCAAGAGATTCAACCGGGCGGTGAAGCCGGCAAGATAAAGGAAGATGATCCGTTGTCAAGACTAATGGAGCATCTTAATAAGGAAGATGATTAATGATGAATGAGAACGTAACTGCGAAGGATTTTAAACAAGGGTTCGTTGATAAGCTGCTCAGTATAGACATTGAGAGTTATCAACTTGATTCTATAGATCTGAGGTTGCATACTTATGTTTCCCAAGTGTGTAATTCCCCTGAAAATCATAATTTATATGAGATATTAGCCTTGTTAAAGTTCTTTCGGTTGATGGATAATTACGTTTTCCGTCCTTCTAAAGTCAAGCGGTTCGTGAAATTGTATGAGTCGCTGAAATTCTCCGGGATGGATGGGCGAAGATGTTATAAGTTGACTCCGATACAGTACTTTCAATTTGCTTCGATATTAGGATTTTACCATTGGGAAGATGTGGGGGATGCAACAGGGAAGCCGGATGATTTGGAAGGTAAATATCAGCGCGTGCTTGACCAGAGAAAATATGAACTGCGGCGGTTGGTTCGCGAAGCGATACTTTTTGTACCAAGAAAATTCTCGAAAACTACAAGCACGGCATCATTGGCTGTTAATGAGATGTTGTTTGGTGATGTGAATGCGCAGGCTTATACCGCTGCAAACTCTTACAAGCAGGCGAAGATCTGCTTCGGGGAAATATCGAAGATAATCAGGCAGTTGGACCCGAAAAAGAAATACTTTAAAGCGACACGGGAGACTTTGAATTGGAAACCGAATAAATTTGAAAGAGAATCGTTTGTGGAGTGCTTGACGGGTGGTGGTGATACCAAGGACGGATTGAATGCCTCATTGGTAATATTCGATGAATATGCTCAGGCGAAGTATGTGAAGGATCATTCGGATGGTGCAGAATTGCTACAGGTCCTTACATCATCTATGGGTGCAAGACGTGAACCTCTGACGATTATAATTACAACCGCAAGCCGCGTGGAGGATGGTCCATTTGCATTGGAGCTGGAGAATGCGAAGAAGGTATTATTGGGTGAGTATAATGACGATTCTCAATTTGCCAGCATCTTCCAGCCCGATGCGTGGGAGATGGATGAAGAAAGCATGGGGTGCCCCGCTGTGTGGAAGAAGTGCAATCCTCATATCGGTATTACGGTCCAGGAAAGTTATTATACCCAAAGATGGGCTAAGGCCCAACGTGATGCAGAGGCGATGATAGAGTTTAAGACGAAGCTTTTAAATATATTCGTGTCAGGAGGCATAAAAACTTGGATTTCCCAAAATTTAGCACGTTCCCTTTCCGTTAATTTGGATCTTGACTCAATAGATGGACGGCCGGAAACTATGGTCGCTATGGACCTTTCTGTAAGTGATGACTTCTCCGTTGTTGCTTATAATATATATAGCAGGAAATTGCGTAAATTCTTTGTGTGGCTTGATTGCTATATTCCGGAAGAAACCTTGGAAACCCATCCGAACAAAGAGTTGTACAAATATTGGAGGGATGCCGGCTATCTGAAGATTTGCCCGGGAGCTGTTATAAGCGATTCCATGATAGTGGAAGATGTGTTAAAACGTAACAGGTCGCTATGTATCTGCCAGATAGGATATGACGCATACAAGAGCCAGGAGGTAGTGAATGCATTATCGGCTGCGATATCGTCTACCGGTACAGACCCGAGTAGGATTTTGCGTGCAGTCCCTCAGACGTATGGGGCATTTACCTCGCCCGTAGAAACGTTTGAGATGGCGGCAAAATCCAATCCGCCAAAGGTCGCTTTGGCGAATAATCCTATATTATCCTATTGTTTTGGGAATTGCTATCTCGATGAAGACAGGATGGGCAATAAAAAACCCTTGAAAAGAAAGGAGAATTTGAAGATTGATGGGGCTATTGCTACTTTAATGACATTTTGGTTGTTTAATAACTATGAGCAATAGAGTAACCTATTACGGCTAATTCGTGGGTATATGAGCCGTGGTCATAATATTAAAACAGGCTCGATAAACCGATGGATAACTTTTTCAGATTTTTCAGACGAGAGGCAAAAACGGCATCCGGGAAGAATACTACGGTATCGACCGGCAATTTTAAGAGTAATATAATTTATGCCAACACAGATGAATCGGCAATGCGTATTGCAGCCGTATATAGGGCTGTGAATCTTATATCCGGTGCCGTAGCTACCCTTACGCTGCAATATAAGAGGCGTGATAGGGCTAAAAATTATTTTAAAATTTACGACAATGGGTATGGTGCAAGGGTAAATTATCTATTGAGTGTTCGCCCGAACGACAGAATGAATTCATTTACAATGATGAAGTATCTCGTTGCAATGATGCTGCTTAAGGGTAATGCGTATATATATCCTAAGAGGGCTGTTACCGGAGAGGTGGAGTCTCTTTTTTTATGTTCCCCCGGCTCTGTTGTGTATGATGTCTACTCCAATACCTACACGGTAAGTGACTTGGTTAACGGTATAAGCGGGACATTCCCGGCATCGGAAATCCTCCATTTTAAAAACATGTGCATGGATGGAGGTTATATGGGTAGGTCTACGGTATCCTATATCAAGGATACATTAAGTATAGCCACAACTGCCAATAATGAAACCCTGAAGAGGTTTGCCACAGGAGGCCGGCTAAAGGCAATCCTGCAAAACAATACCAGCGTGAAGGGATTCGGTGAATACCAGGATAAAGAACTTGATAAACAAGGACAGGATCTACAGGAGGACATCAACAAGGGTGAAGACATTTTGGTTGTAAGGGGTGATGGCACCCTGACTCCAATCAGTATGTCATCTTCCGATATGCAATTCTTGGAAATGGTGAAGCTGAATCTCCGTGATATAGCAAGAGCCTTCAATGTGCCTCCAAGCAAACTGATGGATGATACTAATGCCAACTACAAGAGTGTTGAAATGTCGAATGTGGGTTTTTATACAGAGGCATTGCAGCCCATAATCACAGAAATAGAGAGAGAATTTACGGCTAAAATGCTGAGTGTAAATACATATATGGATTATAAATTTTCGTTTAACCTTTCCAGCCTCTATGCCTTGGATGTTGACAGTAGAGGCAAGGCTAACCTGTCACGACTGGGGACGGGCCAAGCAACCGTTAATGATATAAGAAGAGAGAATGACAAGGAGCCTGTAGAGAAGGGTGACGAAGTTTATTTAAGCACAAATCTTGCTGTTTTAGGCAGTGCTAAGTTAAGCAAGGAGGGTAGTAATACGATACAGACGAGCGATGTGAAAAAAAAGGAGGAAGAAGATGATGATGAATGATGAGTTAAGAGTAGTGACATTGGAAGAACTCAAATTGCAGATGCATGAGGATTTCGAGGATGAGGATGCTATCATTACAACATATGGTATTGCAGCGGAAGATGTTGTCATTGACATGACGCGAAGATCTTATGAAGAGCTTTCGGCATGGGAGGGGCGTGGTTTTCCCGTCAGATTAAAATTAGCGATATTGATGTTGGCGGCACATTTTCACCGGAATAGAGAACCTGTTGCAGCTGTATCTCAAAACCCCGTTCCTTTTTCCGTGTCGGTGTTGGTAAAGCCATTTGTAAAACTTTCAGATAGAGAATAGAATATGTTGACCTCAGGAAGTTTGACGGAAAGAGTAGATATAATGGTGCCTATCGTTACAAGAGGCGATATGGGAGAACAGGTGGTTGAATTTACGAAGAAGGCTACCGTTTGGGCTGCTGTCCATTTTCAAAGGGGCGCGAATGTATTAACTATGGGAGAATCATGGCTTTCGCGAACTGTATCCGTAACTATGAGGAATAATAGTATAATCCATGATAGATGCCGTTTAAGGTGGGATGATAAGACTTATGCAATAGATAGCCTTAATCGCTCCAGGAGAGATGGCAGTATTACTATTGTTGCTTCGGTTTTGGACGAAAATGAGTAAATCGAGTAACCTGAAACAGGGTATCAAAAGTATTATAAAAAGGGCTGATGTGGCGGTCTCCTATAGGGCGGTCTCCTATAGAGGAACTAATAGGATGATTTAAAAAAGGCATTAAGATGGAAAACAAGCAAAAAAGGGAAATAAGATGCATGGTTGGAGGCAGATTCCAACCTCATATTAGAGAAGCCTCCGATGAGGCTCCTAATGAAAGGATAATAGAAGGGTATGCGATAGTTTTTGGGGTAGAGAGTCGGTTGTTGGTCGATTACTGGGAGGATTATAGGGAAATTATAGAACCCGGTGCTATTACGGAAGAGGATCTAAAGGGTATGGATATCAAGATGACCTTATGGCACAATCGGGAGAGGCTGTTGGCTCGATCGAACATGGGTGAAGGCTCTTTGAAATTAAGCGTTGATGAGACAGGTGTAAAGTATGAATTTGCAGCTCCTGATACCCCGGATGGTAATACGGCATTGGAGTTGGTAAAGCGTGGCGATCTTGCCGGCTCCTCATTTACATACTGGTCGGATGAATCAAGCTCTGTGAGGTACACCAAGGATAAGGATGGTATCTTATTGCGTCATGTTAACCGCTTGGATGCGGTTTTTGAAATGACTATAGCAAGTGATCCGGCATATACGCAAACCAGTGTGACCGCTCGTGAGATAGAATCAACCGGGATAAAGTTAAGGGAAAGAAAGCCTGTATCCACTATTGGCAGGAAGGTTGAGGAAATAGACCGGATAGAGAGAGAAGTTATTTTAAACACATGTAATATTTTATAATTATGAAATCAGGAAAGAAAACAGTACAGGAACTTTTGGCGGAAAGAAATTCTCTATTGGAGAAGAGAGAGGCCGTCAATATCCGCATGAATGAGTTGATCGATAAGGCTAAGGCTGAAAAACGTGACTTGTCACCCGATGAAAACATTGAGTATCAATCTCTGAAGAATGATTTTAACAAACATTCTCGCGAAATTCAGATGAATTTCGATCTGACAAACATGCAGAAGTCGGAAAAAAGAGAAGAAAAAAGCAAGAACCAACTGCTTAGAGAGTGCCTTCAAGCGGTGAAGAGCGCGGGAAAACCCGGTGATTTCGTTTTAGAGCGTGAATTTACAGGGTTGAATACAGCTTCCATTGAAGCCGGTGGCATGATTCCATTAACCATTAAGGATATCCTTCCTCCCTTGGAGATGGGGCTTATTTTTGACAAAGTGGGTATTCCGGTGCAGACAGGAGTAAGCGGGAATATCCAATGGCCTGTAATGGGATCGGTTGAGGCTGAAATCCAAGGGGAAACATTAGAACTGACCGACCAAACTATTGATTTGAGTAAGATTGCAGCCAAGCGTGTCAGATTAGGAATGTCAATATCGGTATCTAACCAGGCTATTACTGATAGTTACACCGATTTAGTGTCATTGATCCAGGGACAATTGCGGGCCGGATTGCAGAGGGTGTTGAATCGTGTAATTTTCTCCCATCAGAATTTTACAAGCGACCTTCACGGTCCCTTTGCAGGTGCGAAGGCGACAGGTGTGTTCGCCGGTGCTGTGCCGACTTACAAGGAGTTAATCGCGATGAAGGGAGCTGTAGCAGCAACAGGTGTGGAAATGGTAGGTTTTTGTTTTGTCATGAGCGAAGCAATGAAAGCTGCATTGGAAGCAACTCCAATTGACGCAGGAAGTGGCAGAATGGTTGTTGAAAATGGTGCGATTGGCGGATATCCGGTATTCTGTACCGAATATATCAATTACGGCTCTAGTAAGGAGAAGGCAGACGTAGAGTATGTTGCGGCCGGATGTTTTGGCTACTTGCCGACAAATCAACACGGAGAAGTAAGATTGATTATTGATCCGTATACTCAAGCCAAGAAGGACGTAGTCGTTTTCACCTTAAACTCTGATTGGAGTATTACTACTCTGCGTAAGGAGGCATTCGCATTGTATAAGACTGCCGGGGCTTAGTAATAATTAATACCGGCTTATCCAAGCCGGTATTAGTCTTTGGTTATGGGTTTAAATAAACGACTCTTATACAATGCAAATGGTGCAAGAAAATCCGGTGTTGCCTTACAATTTGATGGGGATGAGGTAATGAGGATGCTTGACCGTATGCTTTTTGATAATGTAGTGAAAAAAAAGGATGTCCGTAAGATTATAAGGCAGGAAATTGCCCCGGCCCGAAAGGACGTGATTGCCGCAGCGAAAGGAGCCATGAAGTCCGATCCAAGAAACGCCAAGATAGGCGTAAAAACTATGGTTTACAAAAACGCCACAGGTGCTAATGTCAGCCTGTTTAACCGCAAGGGAAGTGCGAAGTCGGTTAAGGAATACAATCCGCCACGAGGTGGCAGATCAGGCATTAAGAGAAATCGGTCGGTCAGCAAGGATACTGCCCGGATAAATTCTTATCGTGGGCGTGACAGGGCTTTTATCCTGAGATTTATAAATGATGGAACAGAAGGCAGACATGCCTTTAAGAAGTCCAGGAGCAAAAACAATCGTACTGCCTATAGGGGAGCGATAGCGGCTAGGAACTTCTTTGGTGTGGCTGAAGAATCGATGAGGCGTGCGTCTGAAAGGATTTCCGACAGGGTGGTGCGGTTAATAACAGAAGTAAGCGAAGGAAAATGAGCATATTGATAAGTAAACATATAGTTAAACAGTTAAGTGCAGATCCGGAAATTGTAAAAAGTGTAGGTGATCGGATCTACCCGATAGTTATCCCGGAAGGCTCCAATTATCCATTTATCATGTTTGAGGACTACGGTTCAGGACCGGAGACAACGAAAGATGGTACATGTGAAGACAATGCGAGCTGCAATATTGCCATAGTAGCGAAAAACTACAATGAGGCGGTTACTGTGGCAAATAAGACACGTTATGTACTGGAAGGCAAGTTAGCAAGGTACGATGACTTCGAAGTGACAGAGTGTAATTTGGAATCATGGAGTAAAAACTATGATGCAGACTTACCGGCATACGTGGTAAGACTGACTTTGAATTTTAAAACGATTGATTTTTAACGATAAATTGATAGTAATATGGCAAAAGCAAAAGTATTGAATGGTAAGGATTTTATGATCTTCATGGGTGGTAAGGCTACAGCGTTGAGCACCAGCCATAAACTAACCTTATCAGCCGAAACATCCGATGCGGCTAGCAAGGATGATGGTATGTGGGATGAGAGTGTTGTTACAAAAATGTCATGGGAGGCATCGACAGAAGCATTGGTTAGTGCAGATCCCGAAGTAGAGAGTTTTGATACGATGTATGATAAGTTTATTGCCGGTGAACCTGTGGATGTTGTATTGGGTATCCCCGCCAATCTGAGCAATGATGGGGTTCCGGAACAAGGATGGAGTTCTCCTGCCACCAAGCAGAGCCAAATATACTATTCGGGCAAGGCATTGATTACTACGTTGGAACGCACGGATGCCAAGGGAAGTAATTCTTCCATGACGGTTAGTCTTAGAGGACAAGGAAAACTTGATAAGAAAACCGGAGCAGGAGGTTATGCTTTAAAATCGCCCGTGGTCCCATCAGTTCAGGAAAAGGTTAACGAAAAGGAAGTTGAATGATGAGAACAGTAAGTATCAAAGGTGTAGAGTATAACTTAAGATATACTCTACGCGCTTTATTCATCTACGAAGAGCTGAAGGGAGAGCCGTATTCTGGTGCTAAAGCTATAAACAGCTATATTCTACTCTTTACAATGCTAATCGCTAATAATAAGGGCTTTTCTTTAAATTTTGAAGATATAATTGATGCATGTGATAGCGATCCTTCCATTTTTCAAGAGTTCGTTTCTGTATTAGAAGAAGAAAACGAGCGCGTGAGAAGGATGGCTGAATATAAGCCGGATAAAAAAAAAGTAAAGAGGAAGAAACAGGGGTAAGTATTATAAGGCTTTATGAAGAAGTAGTCGGAAGAGGTGGGGTATCCCCTGAATACTTTTTTGACAATATGACCTTGAATGAGTGCGCGGTATTCATAAGAGGTATGTTTCGGAAGGAGCAAGAAGCGTGGGAGCGAACGAGAATGTTGATGTACGCTGTTGTGCAGGTGAACTCGAGAGATCACCTTACACCTAAAACTCTTCTTCCATTCCCATGGGATATAGAAGAAGAGCCGGAAGAAATTAATGAGAGTGAATTGAATGAATTAAGGGAAAGAGCAAAAACTATGGAATATGGCAAGTGATGCGATTGTAAGGTTGTTACTAAATATCTCCGATTTTGACAAGAATATAAAAAAAGCAAAAGGAGAGATAGGGACCTTTGAAAAAGGTATAACTGCTATGGCTGGGAAGGTAGGGTCCGTATTGAGTGGATTTGCTGCTTTTGCCGGGATATCGGTTGCAATTGGGGATGCTGTCAAGGCGTCAATGGAGTTTGAAAAATCGTTATCATCATTGCGCTCATTAACAGGAGTAACAGCACAAGAACTTACGTTTTTTAAAGATGAGGCTATTCGGTTGGGCAGTTCGACTACACAAACAGCGTCTCAAGTAGTGGACGCGTTTAAATTGATAGGCTCTCAGATGCCGGAACTGCTGAAGAATAAGGAAGCATTATCTTCTGTAACAGAAAGTGCTATTGTGCTGGCTGAGGCTGCTGAGATAGACGTGCCTGATGCTGCCAAGGCGTTAACGGGAGCATTAAATCAGATGGGGGCGTCTTCTAGCCAGGCCTCTGAATATATCAATATATTGGCTGCTGCTTCGCAACAGGGCTCCGCTGATATACCTTACTTAAACAGAGCAATAGAAAATGCAGGAGGTGCCGCATCTTCCGTGGGAATACAATTCAACGAGCTGGTAGCAGCAATCGAAGCGATTGCTCCCAAAATAACAGATGCAGGAAGTGCGGGGACTAATTTAAGGAATATATTCCTGACATTGGAAAGTAGTACAGAGATGAACTTACGGCCTTCGGTAGTCGGGTTATCTAATGCTTTGGACAATCTTTCTGCTAAACAGTTGGATGCTACTGAATTGACGAAGATGTTTGGTAAGGAGAGTGTAACCGCAGCATTGGCTTTGGTCTCGGAAAAAGATAAGTTCATTGAGCTGGCAAGTGGGATAACAGATACCAATACTGCGCTAGAGCAACAAAGGATAAATAATGACAATCTAGCGGGATCTGTTGCAGCATTGCAGTCAACATGGGAAGGCTTTATCCTAACGATGAATGATTCTTCAGGTACCTTGAAAACAGTGGTAGATTATCTGACAAAAATAGTAGAAGGTGCGCGAGCTGCGTTTTCTTCGTTGCAAGCATTGGATGAGGAAAGCTATAAGAGTGGGCAAAAAGCATTTAGAACTGAAAAAGTGCAAAATGCGATTGATGATATAAACGAATTGGAGAAAGGGGGAATGAGTAGAAAGGATGCGTTGGATTGGGAAGAAAGTTTGGTTAAGAATCTGTATAAGAGGGCAGAATCGTTAGAAGAAAAAAAACAAGCCTATGAAGAAGCTATGTCGATGTATGATGAGACGGGGGATAGTCGGGATAAACAGGCATACGAGCAGTCAAAAGAGGTATATATGTTAGCTAGGAATGAAAAGCAGATACGCGATGAAATTTTGGATTATATTGAAAAAGAGAGACAGAAATTAGAAGGGGTTAACAATGTTCAGAAGTCGCTAAATAAAGAAACGGCTACAGGTGCGAAGCAAAAGGAAAAACCGACTGAGTTACAATTGGCTTCATTCAATGCGGAGAACTGGGCGAATGAAGAAGCCAAAGGCTTGCACAATGCCTTACGGAAGAAGATAGAGTCAGGAGAGAAGATAAAGATTGTTCCCATCGAGGTTGATTTGGACAAGATAGATATTGTAGACGAAATACAGGATCCTTTAAAGGACGCTCAGATTAAAAAGGCGGAAGAATATACTAAAACCATCCAGGGAATAGGATATGCGATGGAAGATGTTAACTCTATAGCTCAGGCATCAGGCAATCAGACAGTTGGTTTTATTACGGAAACCTTTTCATCTATAGCGCAGATGATTATTTCTTTGAATTCGTTGGCTGTAGCCAACGGTGTGGCAAATGCAGCTGCATTACCTTTTCCGGCTAATTTGGCAGCAATAGCTACGGTAGTTAGTACAATTGCCGGGATTTTTAGTTCGCTTCCCAAATTCGCGGATGGTGGTATTATTGGTGGCTCTTCTTTTTTTGGAGACAAGATGATTGCGCGTGTTAACAGTGGAGAGATGATATTGAATCAATCTCAGCAAGGGAGATTGTTCCAAATGATTAACAGCGGTAATTCGGGTGGAAATGTAAAGGTAGATGGAGAGATCAAGGTGCGAGGGAAGGCTATGTATATAGCTATTCGGAATTACATGAAATCAGAGAATGTAAAATGGTAATATGGGACAGAGATACACAATACATTTTAAAGACTTTCGCAACAATTCTTATGAGGTAAGAATATATATAGATGGATATTCCGGCACTGTATCAGAGTTGCGTGGCGCACCATCTGCTTTTGTCGTGACGGGGGATGATGAAGGTTTTATTTACCAACCTGTCCGCACGTCAACCGCTACGATTAATATTCTTGATAAGAATTTGTTACTGGATCTGTTTAGCGTCAATAGTCAGTATGCTTCGGTAAAGTTATATAAGAATGGCGTGTTGGCATGGACAGGATATATCACTCCGGAACAGTTTACACAACCCTATCTGCCAACCATTGACAACATAAGCGTTGATTGCGTCAGTGCCATAGCCACACTTGAAAACATTAAGTATGAACAGCAGACAGAGTCGGGATTCATCACCGCAATGGAGTTGCTAAGATACCTTATATCTTCCGCCCATGGTGGCTATGAGTCCGTATATATCCCTTATGTGTATGCGTCTTCCTCCGCTGCTTACTCTTCGGGTGAGAACGTATTGGATAAACTCAGATTCGCGGAAGAGAACTTCACCTCAGATGAATTGATGCTGGATGAAGTATTGACCTACCTCATGCAGTTCTTTTCGTGGACGCTGTATGATTACGAAGGCAGCCTGTATATCATCGATGCGGACTATACCGGTCAGTATCGCAAGTATAATGAGGCATTGACATCTTATACAATGGTGTCGGTGAATGATGCCACATTGCAGGATATCGGCTTCGCCGGCAGCGACAACACCATTGACGTCTTACCGGGCTATAATAAGGTTACTGTTAAAGCCGTCAACAATGTGTTTGAAGACTTGGTGGTTAATGAGGATTACGACAACCTGGAATGGGCGGGCGGTTCGAGTTACAGCGATAAGGATAAGTATGACATCAAGAGGTTTCTGAAGCCGAAGGAATGGAAGATGTATTACTACGATCAGAACCGCCACGAAACCATACTGAGTACTAATATTAACGATAACATATTCGGGGCTGTCCTGATGAAGGAAGCGTTGTTCACCGGTGGCGGAGACCCGCCGGGGGATTATAATTGGGCTGACAGCATCCAGATGCGGTCTGCTACGGTAGATGGCGTGATGGTTTTTGACGAATACCAGAAGGAAACCCTGCCTGCCTTTACGATGAGGGGTCCTAATGCGGTCTGGAAGGACGGTGCCATCGGTATATCGGGAAGCATGCGTTTCCCGTCCGACAGCCGCATGAACTATATCTATGACGGTGATATGAATATCTCTGCCAATATCCCTTACGCATGCTCCCTTAAGATCGGGGATAAGTATTGGAACGGCAGTGGATGGCAATCCTCATTCGTCCGGTTTGAAATCGTTTTCGAGACGGACAATATCAAGAACTGGGCGAATGTGAAGAGCACGAAAACGCCCGATATGCCATATAGCGGACTGTCCGGGCACATCATCACTCTTCCATCGGACGTACCGATTATCGGAGAATTGGAATTCACGATGTACTGTCGCAGGCAGAGGGTCGCTCAGGAAGTCGGTTTTATCGCATACGGTGCCATTTTAAAGGACTTCCGGTTTGACTACAAGAAGAAAGATGGGGTCATTGATGAAGGCGAAGACGGTGACCGCTTGTATGAGAACGTGGTCAACGATAAGTTCATGTCCGAACTTGACGAAGTTGAGTTCGGCATAAGCTCTTATAATGCGGACGGGGCTTCCTATAGCAAGGCACTGTTGGGGAGTGACTTCTTGACGGATAACCTGTATTCCGTCATCGAGGGTAAACTTGTCAGACCGGAAGAAGCCTTCATCCGAAGGGTGATTAACCGTTATAAGGCAACCCAAATCAAGTTAACGCAGGTAATAAAAAACGATGGTTCTATCCATCCGTTTACCCGGTTGTATGACAAATCAGCGGTTAGTAAGAAGTTCATGCTGCTAAGCGGTGTATGGGACTATGAGCGGAATAATATTCAATTATCGATGGTAGAAAATGGGAATTAAGTCAGAAATAAGAATAACGAACAGAATCGTTCCGAGAGAACGTGACGGAAAGTGCGCGTCAAGGACGGTTACGGTTACTTCAGGCGGAGGTAGCAGTGATATAGAAGAATTGTCCGATTGGTTTCTGTCTTCCGTGTCAGATGACGAAGCGAAGGGGGTGATTAATTTCCTCAAGGGAATTAAGATTAGCGGGCATGATTTAAAGCGTATCTTGGGAACAGAGGCGGAAGATGAGGATATTACAGACGATGACATCCTTACAGGGTTGTTTGTTCTTGACCATTTCATCAGGAAGGACAAGCCCGACACTGCCGGTGAGTTCATAACTTTTTTGAAAGGATGGTACGGAGGAAATTTTCAGCAAGGATCTACAGGAGCGGGGTTATGGCAGGACGAGCAGGGTGCATGGCATTTGGAGCTTGATTATGCCCATTTCCGCAGGAAGCTGACAGCCGAAGAAATAGAAGTGCAGAAAACCACCCATATCGGTGGCAAACTGATGGAGACCGCTGCCGGAATGTCCTGTATCAAAGTGGAAGACTTGGGAGATTACTGGCGATGCTACATGCGGACTAAGGATGCGGAAGGAAGGATCATATACAATCAGTTTAAGGTTAAGGACCAGGCTTTGGTTGAGACGTTTAACCTGCAAAAACAATCGGACGGGACGCTTGGTAATCACTTCTTATGGCGATTGGTGGTTGCTGTAGGTACGGATTATATCGACTTGTCTAAGGATATATGTGCCGCTGAAAGTGATGCTCCTTTGGTCGGTGATGATATTGTGCAGTTAGGGTACCAAGGTACGGATGATCCGAACAGGCAGAACGCGCAGATATTGGCAGGTGCCGGTGAAGGCTCACCGTATATCAAGCAATATGTAGGCATTAACAGTTTTGTTTTGCCGGAAGAGTATACAAGGATTAAGCCGGGAGATAACCTCTTAACCGGGCGTATGAATTTACAACCGGGTTCCACCGGTTCCGCCAATCTGACCGACCTTCCCGATGAGATATATAATGCCGTGCATCTAGGGTCGGTAAACCTGTTACGGAATAGCGGATTCACCGGTGACTATGAGAGTGAGCAACTGTCTTCTTCCGATGAACTTACGCCTGACAAGGAACTATATAGCAAGCAATTAAAGTATTGGACAGGTGTAGCTACCGTATCTGCCGATAATGATGCCGGTTCCGGGTATTCCGCTGCAATCGGCAGCTTGTCACAATCGGCGGTCTTAATTAAAGGAGAAAGTTATGTTATATCATTTACAGCAAAAGGTACATCAGTGGCTGTTTCGTGTGGCGATTTCAGCACAACTCAGCCTCTTACGTCCGGTTATCAGAGGTTCACATTTAAATTCAACTTTAACGGCGCAGGTATTTTCATGCTCAGTGGTACCGCAACCGTTTGTGACATTCAGTTAGAGCGTGGGACCATTGCCACAGACTGGAAACCATCCATCTTGGATAATGATAAGTCCATGGCAGGTTTTCAGGCTATCAACTATATTGCCAGCGCGATTAAAGATGGATCTGTGGATATCCTTGGTGGTCTGATTTTAGCCAACATGATCCAATTGGGTAATTATAAGGATGGCAAGATGCAGAAGGTTACTGCCGGAGTGAGTGGCATATACAATGATGATGATGATGTGGCGTTTTGGGCAGGCGGCAAACTTGAACAAGCCATTATGACCGTAATGAAGTTCCGTAACGACCCCAATTACCAGCCTACTGATGCGGAGTGGGCGAACATGGCGAATTTCGTTGCCACTCATGGCGGTGATGTGTTTTTAAAAGGATATGTCTATGCATTAGGAGGCTTTTTCCGTGGAAGGGTTGAGACCTCTGTAGATGGTAAGCGAATTGTCATTGATCCGGAAAAGAATACGCTGGAAATGTACACGGCAGAAGGACACGCCACCTTGATCTTAAGGTTTGACAAATCATCGGACGAATGGGAATATGGCGATCTCATCTTGCGGAAGTATGTCAATGATCAACTAGTGCTTGAAACGACTGTATATCCGGAGCGTATCAGAATACAGAATCATGTTGAAAAAACGGATACCCTGTTAAATCCCAACAACGTCTCGTTTTACGGATCTAAAGGTGAAACATTAATGGTCGGGATGAAATCGGTATATAATGGGGTAAGCGTGTCTAAGTATGTGGCGGATATAAGTTGCAGTCATTGGCCCGGTAAGGATGATGTCGGTACCGGACAGGTCTATGTGGATTATGAGACGGTGGAAGGTATTATAACTAATGGGATTTTAAAAGTAAAGAAATAATATGGAACTCAATACAGTCATTAAAACAGGTACCTGGTCTGATGCTGCCGACCGAATCAACAGTAATTTTAACAAAACCTCCACTGAAGTTGAAAAAATAAAATTAAGCAGCACCCGCAGCAAGGGGCTATATCCTACTATCGAGGCGTTGAAGGCTGCTATACCATCCCCGGTTGTAGGTGATTGGGCTGTAGTAGGTGATACCATACCGGGACCAATCTATCAATGCAAAACAAAAGGCACATGGAGTGCCACAGGTACGACAGGAGGAGGTGGAAGTATAGACCTGTCGGGATACTTAACAGCCGAGGAAATTGACGATGTAACATCAATATTATAATTATGCGAATCAATTATCAGTCCGATTTTAAAATCATAGAGAAAAACCTGAATGGAGACCTGAAAACTCCTTTCCGGTTTACTTATCAGACAGCATTGTCGAAACCCGTTGTAGCCTCTTTCGACGGACACGACTACAAGAACTGTCGCAGGCTGGATGATGGCAGCCTACTGGTTATTTTTGATAATCATGGCATGCGTCCGGGCAACCTGACGGTCAGACGCGAGTATTACCTTACTGATGATGATTTTGCTGATGGTATCTGTAACCTTGTATCCATGGAGTTTACAGGCATCATCCTTGTCAATGGCAAGTCTGATGACAGTACAGGTACAATTGACGTTTATCCTAACTATCAGAAGGGCGATAAGGGAGATCCAATGACATGGGATTCCATGACAGAGGAACAGCGTGCCGAATTAAAGGACTCTGTGGTAAAGGATGTACAGAATGAGATGCTTTCTTCCTCTCCAATTTCCGACAAGGAATACGAAGATGTATTGAGTGGTTTCCTTTAATCGGGAATCGATAAAGAATAAATTTACGAATTAAAATAAGAATTATATGGCTAAAATTCATAAACTTACCAAAGGCGGGCAGACTATTTACCCTGCTACAACCACTGATGCGGTGGTACATCCGACTACGCGTAAAAACCTTACGGAAAGTCTCTCTTTATTGGACAATAAAAACTTATTGTTATCTTGTGTTACTTCATCCTCTAATCTTATAATTAAGAATGGGGATAATTTAAACAATTGGGAAGACGATAAGATTTTAAACAATGATGGTGATATTGTAAAAAGTAATGGATATTCCACAACAGATTTCATTGAATATGAAGGACAATATGGAGCTTACTCAGCTCTAATGTATGAAGCGGCAAGCATTGGGGTTTCTTATCCTCTATTAGCATATTACGATTTAGCATCAAAGAAGCATATCAAATCTTTCTATCTAGTAGGAGGGCAAAGAACAATATTGATACCACCCGGATATTGTGTTAGAGTCTCGACTAGAACTAATTTAAAAAAAACTTTAATTTTTAAAGCCAGCGCAGAATTGGAAACGGCTCCATTTTCTGTGAATGAAATTCCTGATGAGTCTATTGATAATTCGAAAATTAAGAATAAAACGATTAGTACTGGAAAAATAGATGAAGGATTGTTTTCAAAACTTCAATATTCGGTCGGAATTATATCTAATGAAAATGTTGTTGGCAATGAAATTGCCATTAATTGGACTGATAATTATATATTATCGGCAAATGGACAAATAGTTGAATCAAAGGGCTATTCTGTCAGTGATTTTATTGATTATTCAGGAAATTACGGACAGTATCAAGCCTTAATGTTCTTTCCTTGTATAGATGCTATTAGTTATGGGACTGTTGCATATTATGATAAGGATAATCATAATTTCAAAGTATCATTCCCCGTTTTTGGCGCAGGAAAAACAACAATATTAATACCACCTAATTACGCAGTCAGGCTTGTAACCAATACGGACAGAAAGTCTAATATTATATTGGGCGTATCTACTAAAAAAAGAGAATTACCCGATAACATCGTAACCACTGAAAAACTAGCGGATAAATCTGTAACAAATGAAAAAATTTTAGATAAAAGTATCTCATTTTCAAAAATGAAAGAAGTTGTTTTTGAAGAGGAGAATAAAACAGAAAAAATAACAGCTAGCGAAGAAACTACCGAATTAAAGAAAGGCTTATATTATGGCGGACAATTCCATGAAGAACCGGAAGGTAATTTTTGGACTATCGTTTTCAAACAGGTCATAAATAAGTATGATAGTTTAGATTTGTCCAATTATGTTATAGGTGTTACAGGTGGAGCTATATTGGACAAAAATGGGGATGTTGTAGAAAAGTTCTCTACGGAAAATGGTGGAGATTCCGATTTCCAAGTACCGGTAAATGCTTATAAATTAGCGATGACAATAAATAAAAATTACCCCTATGGAAAATACGTCATTGGAAAGTATAAGGTATTATCTACTAAGTTTTCAATACCTGATTTGGTTTTGCAAAAAGGGCAATCGGGGGAAGTTACTTATAACGGCAATCAATGGTTCGGAAAAAAAATATGTATAATAGGGACATCAGTCGCGTATGGGAGTAACGCGGAGAAAGCTTATGCAAAAATAGCATCTGAAAGATTAGGATTTGAAATTGTACCAGCAGGTGTTCCAGGGTTGGCTATTCATGCAAAAATAGATAATGACCATGGAAGTATAATTGCACCATTAACATACGGCTCTACTTGTCTAAGTAAGGCTGAATATGAAGCTGCAAAACAAGCAGGTGCTACAACAATTACTATTCCCGAAACTCCTAAGCCAACTGACGGAAACAGTTGGAAACCTGGAGATGATAGTAATTACAATTCCTATTACAGAACATGGGAAAATGTTTTTTCTGCTAAAAATGCGGATGTTGACCTATGGGTTTATTCAGTCGTGCCCAACAATACAAATTTTGAAAATGCTGATTGGGAAAACTTTAATAAAGACACTTGGAGTTATAACGATGGCAGAGGATTCGCTGAACATAGAACGACTTTTTTAGGTGCGCTGTTATTCTTAATGGACAAGATGTATACACTCAACCCTAATGCAAGAATGGTTCTTGTGTTAGATAGTGCATTTGAGTATGCAAATGGTAAAGCAGACTTTCAAAAAATATCCGAACTTTGGAATATCCCGATAATTGACCTTTGGAAAAAAATTAATACAAGTCCTAAGTCATTGCAAGTTATAAAAAGTAAGAATGGGACAGATAACCATCCAAGCACATTTGGCCAAGAAAGATTGGGAGATATGTTTACCAATGAACTTCTTTTAATATCATAAAAAAATCCCTGCTACCTGAGAAGGCAGCAGGGAAAAAACTTATGCAACAACCTCACTAGGTCTGTTGGGTTATGAAAAACACATGCAAATATAGTATTAATCTTAAAAATAGACAAAATGAAAGATATGATTTACAACTTTATCCAACAACACATGATGATACACATCGTGCTGATTGCCTTATGTATCGCTGTCACTATTGGGGCTATGTTTATAGACCTGTTGACCGGAGTGATGAAAGCCAAACAGCGCGGTGAGGCAAGGACATCGACAGGTTACAAGAAAACGGCTGTCAAGGCAAAGAAGTACTTCACGCCATTCTTAGAATTGTGCTTTATTGACTTACTATGCTGTGTCGTTATACCTTTCCCTGTCTTCTCTATGATTTGGACAGTCTATTGTATATTCTGCGAATTTATATCGGTAAGGGAAAAATCATGGGAAAAGGCGGAATTGAGGAAAGCTGAAAAGACAATGAGTGTTATAATTGAAAACAAGGAAGATATCGCAAAATTGGCTGCACAGATATTGTTTGAATCAAAGAAGGAAGAAAAGAAGGAATAAAAAAAGCCGGTATCGCTATACCGGCATAGTTATCGTCATACCTTTTATGAAAAGCAGTATAATTAAATACTGTCGCAAACATACATAAATTATTTAAATATAAAAATATATAATATGAAATTAAGAGTGGAAAGATTATGGAAGAAACCCGCTTATACGGTGGGAAGATTGTTTGTAGACGGAAAGTTTTTCTGTAACACACTGGAAGACACCGTCCGCGATTTGAGCAATGAAAAGAAGGTATATGGTAAAACCGCCATCCCTTACGGAGAATATAAGGTGGTATATAATTGGTCTCCCAAGTTTGGCAGAAACCTGCCACGATTGCTTAACGTCCCTGCCTTTGAAGGCATCTTGATACATCCGGGGAATACTGCCGATGATTCTGCCGGCTGCATACTTGTCGGAAGGAATACGGAAGTCGGGCGATTGACCGAATCCCGATATACATCCGATAAGCTCAATGTGCTGATAGAGGATGCGCAGAGAGGGGGAGAAAGCATTACAATTGAAATTGTATAGAACAGCTTGGCAGGGTTCAAGCTAAAACCAAATTGAAATGAAATGGCTTCCTTACATATTACTGATTGTACTCGCTTTCGGTTTAGGATGGTTCGCAAAGCCATCCCCCGAAGCAGTTATAGAGGCAAGAACGGATACGGTATTCAGTTCAAGCCTTGTGATAAGAAGGGATACGGTTCCCTACTACCTTCCTACTCCTTTGATTTGCTGGCACACGGGCGATACTATCCATGTAGGTGATACGGTGCTCCCTGTCGAGCAGAAGATATACCGGGACAGTAACTATACGGCTTATGTCAGTGGTTATAACCCGAACTTGGACAGTTTGAAGGTATATCCTAAGACTGTCACGGTCACTAATGATATCCATCATGTGATGAAAGTAAAACCTCGTAGATTGGGTATGTCAATCACTGCCGGCTATGGATTTGGCAAGGATGGGCTATCACCGGCTGTCGTGGTTGGATTAAGTTATAGAATTTGGTAAAATGTATAATATGGACGATATTCAGATTTTCAAGAATGAGGTTTTTGGCGAAGTGAGAGTAGCCGGAACGAATGAAGAGCCTTTATTTTGTGCAAAGGACGTAGCAACTGCATTGGGGTATTCTGATACAGCTGATGCGATACAAAGGCATTGCAAATCAGGCAAAAAGGTGTTTTGCCCACATAAAAACGGAATGGGTGGAACTAATATGGTATATATTCCGGAAAAGGATGTATATAGGTTAATAATGAGAAGCAATCTTCCTAATGCCGAACAGTTCCAGGATTGGGTATGTGATGAAGTCCTGCCTTCTATCCGCAAACATGGCGGTTATCTTACACCCGACAAGATAGAAGAGGTATTGAGCAATCCGGATACCATTATACGTTTGGCGATGCAACTCAAGGATGAGCAATCCAAGAGAAGGGATGCAGAGCAGCATATAGCCATCCTGACCCATACGAACAAAACCTATACGGCTACGGAAGTCGCAAAAGAAATAGGTATGCGTTCGGCTGCTGAGTTGAACAGATGGCTTGAGAGTGAGAAAGTACAGTATAAGGTAAACGGAACATGGGTGCCTTGTGCCGGTTATGCGAATTTGGCGTGGTTTGAAATCAAGCAGGAAGAGCTGGACAGCGGACGTATAATTTATCATAGGAAGATAACCGGTATTGGCCGTGACGGAATTATTAATCTTTATCAGAAGGGAGGGTGAGATGAAATAATACATCATATCGGGAATTATTCTCACAATACTACGAGTAGAAGCGTAGTAAAAACAAAAGCAGTTCTTTTACGGCTTAGAATGAAAAGAAAGCCGTCCTCCTTAATGATTGACAGTCGACAGGAGATGAACACCCAAGGCATTGTTTACGGCTTTCTTAAGTTGTAACAAGGTTTTGGGTGTTTTGTTTTCCAATCTTAAAAAAAAGTATCGATGAGAATAGAGGAATTATATCAGGATATCATAATTATGGTATGTAATGTTACAGGTATTGATGAGGCTGACATATTGCATAGCAACCGCGAAGAGTGTGCCGATGCCCGATACCTCCTTGTAATGGCGTTATCCAGGATGATGACCGATGAGGAAATTGGCAGGGTCATACACAGGACCAGGCAGGGTGTATCTTATATCCGCTCCAACAGGGCAAAATTAAGCAAGTGGATTGTGGCAAGCAATTGGCAAGTAATCAGCAAGTATATCGCAAGCAAGTATTTCATTTGCCGCTGAATTATGGCTTTCTTTGCATGTAGCCCAACGAAGGGCTGCAATACAAAATACAAGTTATATGGAAGCAGAAGTAAAACAAGTAATCAAGGAAAAGGAGTATGTCCATGGCGAAGATCGTAAGGAATATGCTTCTAAGGGCGTGGGTAACGCAGCATTGACTACCGGTATCATCGGTACGGCTCTGGGTGCAGCCGCATTATGGGGTCGCGGAGGTCGCATTTTTGGTGGCGGTGGCGGTATGCCGGAAAACGTAAACATCAATACGGTCAGCGATGCCATTGCCGGACGTTCGGGTGTGGCTCCTACGGCATTCCAGGCGTGGGAGAAGGGATGTGAGGAAGCTTTGAGTTTGACCAATACCATTTGGGGCCTTAAAGTCAACACTCAGGAGCAGATGTACGCACATCGCGAGATAGACATTAACGAGAAATGGCAGCTCTACAAGTCACAGGTAGACGGTGACTTCGGAAATTACAAGGTTTCCCGTGATCTGTACGACAACATGAATGACAAGCTGAACACAGCCGCATTCGGCTTGTACAAGGGACAGCGTGACCTCTACGACACACTCAATGAGCGTTACTCTGCCAAGTTCTGTGAGCTGGACAAGAAGGTATACGGAATGGAGGTTGCCAACCTGTACCAGAACAAGATCATTCAAATGGGCATGGATAGCGTCCTGAAGGAAAGCATGTGCTATACGGACCGCAAGACATGCCGTGCAATCTATGGTGTGGTGGGTTTGCCTTCAACCCCGACAGTCAGCGTGCTGGAAGGGGCGAATCCTTACGGATGCAACTGCCGCCCGCAGTCAACCGCACCAAGCGCGTAAGACGTAAGAAACGTTAGTGGTAAGTCCCTTCGGGGGCATACCACTTTCTTTATTAACCACTGACAAAAAAAATAATGAATATGTTTGAAAATGACCCTCTACTTACATCCGGGCGTAACCTGGAACAGTTGGCGCAGGAAAATGAGATGTACCAGCAGAAGTTACAGGCTTTGCAGCAGTTCCCCAAGACGCAGCCCGTACAGCATACCGCAACTCCTGTTTGGGATGAGATAGACCGTATTGTCTCATCTCTCAACGATCAGGAACGCGGCATCCTCAGTAACAACAAGGAATATTACGATAACAGCATGGCTATACAGGAGATGGTTAATGCCGAACTGCTTCTGCTGGTCAAGGGCAGGATAGAGGCATCTGCTGAAGGTAAGGCCATATTGGAGCAGCAGTTATCATTCGTAAGGCGGACATCGAAAACAGCCAAGGAAGAGACCGCCAGGCGTGATGCCTTGTTCCGGGAGTACGTGACGGAACATAGTGATATGACATGGCAGGAGTTTATCGACTGGAAGAATGGAAAACCTCAATCTAAATCAAAAAAATGATGGAAGCAAAGAAAAGTATAACAGAGATTAAGGACAAGATGGCTGATTCGCTGTTGTTGTGGGTTGATGATAGGATTGACACGCTGGTTGAGGCTAACCCGAAGCTGAAGGTCGCTTCGGTGTACCTGAAAAGGGGTGCAAAAAACTATATCGCCAAAGAAAGAGACAACCTGAATACAATGATTGACAATGCCTCTTTGTTTTTGTGCGATGAAAACGGCAACATTGATGCGGATATGCTGTTTAATGACCTCATAGTAATGTTTCGCGAGATGGATGAGATGCCGTTCGGGAAAGGTTTTATCCGCGGAACTATAGGTAAGGGGAATATCCGCATTGCTCTTCCCGATAATCCGGTGTCGAATATCCTGTTTGGCAATACAGGGGCTATCAGGATAACAGATGCCGACCTGATTGAGTTTAAGAAGCTGATGATGGAATGACATATTGAAAGCAAAAACAAACGTTTGCTGTGACAATTTGATATTCCAAAAGACTTCTTTTTTGCCTGTCAAAAAGATACAAGTGCCCAGAGAAAACAAAACAGATTGATAATATATAATATTAACGACATGGAATATAAGGATATGATTAGGGATGCCAAGGCTAACGGTGTAGCCTCCGACAAGGCAATGTGGCAGAGCGTGGACACATTGAGTGATATGCTGTGTATCCTCAGGGATGAGCATCCGGACGAATACTGGCGTTTTATGCGCAAGCAGCACTCCATACTGTATGGCAACCACTACGACAGGAATTTTGCCGAAATGGATGTAGAGGGTATACGTTATACAGGACCGTCCGGTGAGAAGAGAACCGGTGCCCATTGGACTGCCGATCAGATAGAGGAAGCTGCAAGGGGAATGTCTTTCCCGTCGGGTACAACCAAGTGGGATAAGTATGTCGCGTTTAACTCGTTTTATGCCGATATGTGTATGGTCTGTGATGATGCTCAGATCCTCAAGGGTGCCCATAGGTTTTACTTTGCCGACGAGGACGCCCCGCAAGGCAAGATATGGGTGTATATGGCTGCAATGTATGACGCCAGGAAATAGGTGTAGGCTACCCTAAATGTTAAAAAACGCATCTCTTATGAATTTTCCTACTGTAATATTTTGCAGTAAGAAAATAAACGCTTATCTTTGCATCATCAAAATAACAATAGAACCGGCGGCAACGGATAAGCGGCATTAAGATTATGAACTCATACAATATCTACGAAGAGAATCATTATGAAACTGTACTTTATCACGCAATTGCGCGTGACGAAGATCATGTAAGAGAGCTGGCAGAAGAAGCGGGTATTAATCTTGAAGGGTTGACCATCGACTTGGAACGTTCTAACGTTAAGGACCAGATGGGAAGGCCATACAGTGCAATGATTGAAGATGCAGTTGTAAGATGATGAATGAGAGAGAACGTATCGGCAAGCGTATTGCCGAACTTAGGAAGCAAAAGGGATTGTCCCAAGCGAAGTTGGCTGAGTTGGCCGGCATTGATCCGGGTCACATAGCACGAATAGAACTTGGCAGGTATAGCACAGGTATAGATATCCTTGCAAAGATTGGGCATGCGCTGGGTTGCAGGGTTGATTTTATAGAGGATAAATAGATTGGTAAAAGTCCCCGGTTTGATGAAATCGGGGACTAAAACAGGGACTGTTTAGTAAGGGATAAGATTGAATAAAAACGCTGTGATAAATATAAATCCGCTTCACGGTACTTTAAAACAGCGTATTATGCGATAAAACGCAAAACGGGAGCTATTAATTAGTTCTCATCGGGTGTACGAATTTAGCAATCTCCTGACCAACTTCAGTCAGGAGGTTTTTCTAAATAATACTTTCCTTCTGTGAACCTTTTTTCTTCGTTCTAGTTATTCAGTTATGAAACTTTTGAAAAACACTGTTGTTATTTAGCTTTTTCTTAAAAAATAATGCTAATAAATAATATTGTTTATTTGATGAATTGTGTATATTAAAAACATGAGTATA